GCAAAAGCTCATGCTTTTCGGCGACCTGAGCAAATATCTGATCCGCGACGTTTCATCGATTCGGCTTGTGCGGCTCGAGGAACGGTATGCAGATTTGGATCAGATCGCTTTTATCGCGTTTATGCGCTCGGACGGCAATTTGCTCGATGCAGGCACCCGGCCGGTTAAATGGTTGGCTCTGGCATAATGGGCGATTTGTAGGGGCGATTCATGAATCGCCCCCTACCCCAATACACGGATAATAAATCATGCCCGAAGAAGATACCGTCACGATTAGCACCGTCCAGGATTTTTTCAGCGAGGAATACGGCTGGATCGGCGCGCACAGGGAATACGAAGTGCGCGCAGCCGTCGCCGAGATGTGGATCGCCGATGGCAGAGCGTTACCGGCTGAAAAAAAAAGCCCGTAGGGGCGATTCACGAATCGCCCGGCCTGATCGAGACGCCCGAAGATAATCTCGGCAACCACGAAACCGCCACGATAAAACGCCGGAAAAATGCACGATAACCGCAAGCCGATACCGACTTTTGTTTTAAAGACGCCGCCGGTCATCGAGCCGATCGGCCTCGACGAAGTGAAGGCGCACAGCCGCATCGATCTCGACGAGGACGACCTGCTGATACAAAGCCAGATCCTTGCCGTGCGCACGATGGTCGAGCTCGTCTATGATCTCGCGCTGATCACGCAAACGTGGACGATGTATTTGGATTGGTTGCCGAACGATTGTATCGAGATATTTAAACGGCCGGTGCAGTCGGTGACGAGTGTCAAATGGACTGACGGCGCCGGGGCGACTCAGACGCTCGACCCAAACACTTACTACGCCGATTTAAATGCGCGGCCACCGCGGCTCGTGAGGGCTCTGAATGCAAATTGGCCAGATGTTCAGCCAAGGCCCTCCGCGGTGGCTGTGGAATTTGTTGCGGGGTTCGGCGACAAGCGCGAAACCGTGCCGCCTCATCTGATCACCTATCTGCTGATCAAGACGGCCGACTACTACGAGCACAGAGAATCCTATTCGGAGTTAAAACTCCAGGGACTCGACTTTGTAGAAGGTCTTATTTCAAACGAGAGGCTTTTTTCACTATGAATGCCGGCCGAAATAGGGAAGTGGTCGCGGTCCAGAAGCGGACGCAAGAGCAGGACGGTTTCGGGCAACCGATCGACACTTGGGTCGATTTCCAGAAGCTACGCGCCGACGTGGTGAAGCTATCGGGCCGGGAGTTATTTGCGGCTCAAGCGGTCGGTGCGGACGTCACGACGCGGGTGAATACTCGCTATTGCGCGGGAATAGAGGCCGATCAGCGCATCCTGTTTCGGGATGAGGTGCTCGATATCGAGTCGGTGATACCGGATCGGCTGCGCACCACGCTTGAGATTTTGTGCAAAGAGGTCGGGTAGGGGCGATTCGTAAGGGCGATTCATGAATCGCCCCTACATGCGCACAAATTAAAATGGACATGAAATTGGAATTGAAGGGGCTGCAAGATCTCAACCGGAAGTTGGAAGGCCGCATCCGCCGGCTCGAGCAGTCAGTGCTTAGAAAAGCCCTCCAGGCCTTCGCAGCGCCCATTCAGGCGCATGGCGAGCGGCTAGCTAGGACAAACATATCACCGCGGATCAAAGTAGTCACCACGACGAAACTGAGGGGCTCCACGGGCACCGTGAAAGTCGGCCCGTCGACGGAAATATTCGATACTGACAGAAACGGGCGCTCGGTGACGATGGCCAATGTCGCCTACTGGTGGGAGTTCGGATTCAAGCTGCTTGGGCCGCCGTATCGATCGCAGAAGGGCGGGCCGGTGATCCAGCATTTCGGGGCTCGGCCAAGTATGACGCCGGCATTTGAATCCCAGAAGGGGCCGGGGCTGGCGGCATTTGAGCAGGTCATTCGGGAGAATTTAGAGCAGGAAATCTGAGAAAGGTAGGGGCGATTCATGAATCGCCCGTACGTATGACCCTGGAAGAAGTCATCGTCAATCAACTGAGGAGTTATCCACCGTTGACCGCGCTCGTCGGCACGAGGATATATCCGTCCACCTATCCACAGACAGCCACGTTTCCGTTGATAATTTATCAACAGACCTCGCGCCTACCGGAATATTCGCATGATGGGGCTTGTGGTGCCGAGGAGTCACGTTTTCAGATTTCATCGGTTGCGCCGAGTTATTCGGTCGCGCGCCAGACCGCCGACGCGATCCGCGGCGCGCTAAAACCTTGGGAAGATCATCAAGACGTCCAAAGCGGGATCACTATCGGCGGCGTCTTTCTCGAAGATGAGTTGCCGATCTATGCCGCCGCCGATGTCGAGAGCCAATCGCGGCATCACATCAACGGCGACTACCGTTTTTTGTGGGGGAATTAACATGGCAGTCAAGGCTCTAAACGAAACAACCGAAATCCGCAACCTGCAAAAGGTCATGGCGCTTGCGCCGACTGCCGACTCGCTCGACGACATTTTCGTCGCGCCGACGGCCTTTGTCGACGGGATTTCATTTAAATACACCGGGCGCGAGATCGTCATGATCCGCAACACGCACGCCTCGAGCCCGTTTACCTGGTCGCTGAAAGCTGTGGCGGATTCTCTTAACCGGATCGGTGATGTGGGGCCTTATTCACTGGCGGCTGGCGAGCAGGCGACGATCTTGATTAACGGCTCGGGCTTCACCAATGCAAATGGCGACGTCACGATCGTTATGACGGATAATACAGTCAAGGTCGCCGTCAACCGCACGCCGAGCCAATTGTAGGGGCGATTCATGAATCGCCCGTACGGCGGGGGAATTTAAAATATGTCAACCTACATGCTGGCCAAAGGGTCGAAGTTATACCGGAAGAATCCGACCTCATCGGTCTACGAAGAAATTCCGCAATGCACCGTCTTAACCGGGCCGCAGATCAGGCAGGATTTTGACGAGATAACCAATCATTCGAGTCCCGGCGGTTATAAAGAATATGCGGCGACGTTGCGCGACGGCGGCGAATTACCGCTCGAAGTTTTGTGGGACATAATCAATATTCCGATCCATGTCGTTCTGTATGACGATGCGGTGGCCGAGCCCCTACCGATCCGATTATGGGGCGTCATTCTCCCCGGCGCGTTACATGGCTGGGGATTTCCCGGCTACCTGACATCACCGGCACCGAACCTTGATTTCACGAAGGCGATCAGGATGGGTGCGACGGTCAGGATCAGCGGCGCACCGACGCGGGTAACGACCGGCACGGCAGGATTACCATAAAAAAATCCCCCTTCATCCCCCTTTGAATAAAGGGGGAAAGAGGGGGATTTGCGAATTGAAAAAATGCGAGCAGGCGTCCAACCGATAGAAATTGACCTCGACAAGCCGCGCCGGTTATTGCTGACAGTCGGCGGGCTCAAGGCGGCCGAGCGCGAACTCAACAAGTCGCGCAATCTCCAACCGCGCAAGGCTATCTTTCGGATCATGATGGAGGAGCTGCCGCAGGTCGAGCAGGGCGACGTCGGGATGGACTTCTGCGAGGCGATTCTCTGGGCCTCGATGCTGCACGAAGATCCGGACTTGTCGATCGAGGCGGTCGGCCTGATGCCGTTCGACCTGCGCGACGTGATGCAATTGACGCTGAGAGTCATTACAGAGACTTATCTAAAGATGCCGAAACTAGAGGAAGATCTTCCCATTGAGATACAGGAACAGGAAAAAAAAAATTTGATGAAACTCAATGGGACAGCGACCTCTGGAGTTTCGCAAGAATAGACCTCGGCCTTTCCTCACAAGAATTCTGGGCGCTCACGCCCTTCGAACTCCGTTTACTTTCCGAACAGTGGATCGAAAGAGAGAACCGCCACGCGCGACCCGTCGCGCTTTTGACGGCGACGGTGGCGAATATGTTCAAAAATTCGGGCTTGGAGTACACCGATCTCCTGCCGTTTCCACCCGGCAATAAATATTTGAGCGAAGAAGAGTCCGAAATGTTCCTTGATCGGTTTTTTAATGTAGGGGCGATTCATGAATCGCCCGTACGGGGGCCAGATGGCAGGTAAGGGCACCGTCGGCCAACTCCTCGTCGAGATGCGCGCCGACTTGGGCAAGCTGCGCCTCGATGTCAAGGAAATGGAGGGGGTGTTTAAAACATCTTTCTCCAACGTCGAGAATATGGCCAAGGGCCTCACCAACATTCTCGGCGCATCGCTCGGCGTGGGCGCGCTTATTGCCTATGGCAAACAATTAGTCGCCTTGGGCGGGCAACTCAAAGACCTATCCCAACAGACCGGGATCTCGGGGCAGACGCTCAGCGGGCTAAAATCGACGCTAGAAGAAAACGGCACTTCGCTCGATGCCTTCGCCAAAGGCATCTTCACGCTTCAGAAAAACCTCGGCGGCATCAAAAACGAATCCGATCCCGCCGCGCAAGCGGTAAAGCAGCTCGGTTTAAATCTCGATCAAATACGGCAAGCGGATACAGAAACTTTCTTACAACTTATCACCGACGCGCTCGGCAAAGTCGAAAATCCGATCAATCGCGCTGCGCTCGGCGCGCAATTGCTCGGCAAGAATTTTCGCGAGCTCGGGCCGGCGATCGAAGAGATATCCGGGCATCTGGCGCAGCTTAGAAAAAGCGGGCTCAGCGACGCGGATATCAATACGCTCGATGAATTCGGCGATGCGTGGACGCGCCTCAATAATCGATTGAAGGTAGTTGCCGCCGAGGGTTTAGCGGAAATCATCAGAGATTTAAGCAATATCAATTTTCTATTCAGTCAGATGTTCAATAAAAGCGCGGCGGTCGGCGCTCTACTCGGCGCCGGCGGCGGCGCGCTCGCTGAAAGGGCGAAAGTCAGCGCACCATTCAAGGCGCCGGTCGATGAGGCAGC